ATGACCTTTGTCTGGTGCTGATCCACCGTACACGTCTGCACCTGCACGGTGTTTGGTAACGCCTTTGCCTTTGGACACTTGCCCACCTTTGTGAGTGCTGATTGCTTTTTTAATTGCATCAGCAGCCACATCGCCCAGCATTTCATCAACTTCTTGTTTGGCACCAGCAATCTTGTCGGCAAAAGTAATCTTGTCTGCAGGTGGTGCTAATTTGGCAAATGATTTTTGCTTGGGTGTCATTGGAGTGCCACCATCTTCCATTGGTCTATTCAATGCTGCTGGTGTTCCTTGATCATAATTCCACGACGACCGTGTACCAGACTTGTCAAGATCTCTAGCACCTTTGGCCACTGCCTTGTTATATCCTGCGGCTCTCTTATCCGCAAGTTTATCAAACTTACCTGTTGGATCAGCCGCTTGATTACCTTGCTGTCCTGCTATTGCTCTACCATGAGCCCAGTTACGCTGACCTTTTGCCTTGTCCGCATAACTGTTAAGGGTATCTGGACTTAGCTCATTAACTTGAGCCTCGTCATACTTGTCGTACTTGTTGCGAATGTTCTTCATGGTTTTGTCGCTGGCATGATCACGGCCAGCTTTTTGCAAGGCTTTCATGCCTTCTTCGCCATATTTCTTTTTACCAATAGCTGCTTGAAATGCACTTTCATCAAGGCGAGTTTTTTCTGCAGCCCGGGCAGCAGCTTCATCAATTTTTGAAGGCATTGCTTGAACACGATTCAAGCGTTCAAAAATTTCATACATGTTGGCGTTGTCGTTATCGTTCATAATATTATCTCGCAAAGGATTTTACAGTAGGCAATTTGTTTTTGCCACCAATTGGGCTGTCATCGCCCATGGGCAATTGATCAGAATATTTGGCTGGGTCAGTCTTGCCACCAGCCACACTGAAGTCACTACGATAAGTGTTTTTCAACACATCGTGTTGGTAAGGATTACTGGAGTAATCCTTGCTCAAGGCTTTTTGTTCTTTGTCAGGCGCAGGGAAATCTGTGTCAGCTAAAAGATCTTTATTTTCAGCGTCAATGTCTTCGTACTCTTTGCCCATGCTGTCTGTGTACTTTTGAGTATGCATGACAACGCGATTTGGATCCATCAACAGCAATTGTGCCAGTTGTTTGATCTGTGGCTCAATGGCTGGATAGCGAAAGCTCACATCAACAAAGTTCACACGCTCGTTTTTGTAATTGGGAAAGTCAGTGGGCAATGGCAAAACTGGAGTAGTCTTGGCATCGCTCATTTTTTCCACATCAAATTGAGCCAGTTTATCCCGAAGTTCTCTAAAGAACCCTGGTGGTACATCGCCACAAACTTTGATACGATAGTCGTATGTTCGTGTGCTTTCAGCTAGATATTCGCGTAGTTGTTTCATGTTAGTGTCCTATATGATATTTATTCTTTTCGTGTGTTTTGATTCTTGCCCAACACACGCTGCAGCAAATCATTACGGTCTAAGACCTGGCCAGTGGCCGTGGGCAGCGGTGCCGCACCTGCACCATCTCTGTCCATTTTTAATTTTTTCAGTTGTAAATCTATGATTTTGAGCTTCTTCATGACCTTGGCATTTTTTGCTGTGATGGCATGCCCCAACATTTGACTGGCCACTGAAAAGATTTCTGATGCAAAACGTGAATCTACTTGCATCCCTAGATCCATGAGATCTTTGTAACTGTCCGTGGCTTTTTGAGCAAGGTCATCCATTTCAAAATCAGTGGCTTCGAGTCCACGCACAGCCGGCAAGGCTGCTTCAATCTTGTCAATTTGATCCAGTGTTTCAGGCACAATGGCCATGTCGTGTGATGGGGGAGTCAAGGGGTCATCTGGCTCGGGTGATCCGGAGGGTGGTAAATCAAAAAGGTCTTCAAGTTTGCGGGTCATGCCATATTTACCGCATACAGACGGGGGTGGGTTATTTGGAACCGTTCTTAAACATTTGATCTTCGGTGATTACTCGAAACACCAGGCCTTGATGTTTGCACCATTTTGTCGCCGCATCCCACTTGGCATAGTTCACAACCACTGCAGCACGATCGTGCTGACTTTGTTTGCTTTCAACCACACTTTGCTTTTTGGGTTTGATCTCAATGACTTCAGCACAGACCTTGTTGTTCTTGGTGCGGTAAGTGATAAAAAAGTCAGGCACGTAGATAGTGTTCTTGCCAGTCAAGGGATTGCGATAGGGAATGTGGATGCTTTCACTGGCCCACTGCAGTATTGAATCGTTATTGTCACAAAACTGCATAAAGGCAAACTCCCAGCCTGAACGATAACGAGGAGTTGACTTACCAACATACTTGGCAGTATTCTTGGGTTGGAAGTTGCCTTGCGCCCAGCGACTCATGGCAATACGTTACGAGCTGCGTAATAGTTGGGCAGTATCACGCTCTGTACACCATACAATGTGGAGGAACTGCGAAGACCATTGAGATAATAAGCCAGCACTGCGGTGAGTTCTGGTTGGTCATAGCGTTGAATCTCTTGCAGTAAATTTAACACACCAACACCGCTTTCCTGTGCCACACGGAACAAGGTCACTGTGAAGTTTCCAGCGGCCTCATCACCATCAAATTGAGATCTCATATAACTGTACACTGCATCATACTCGGCCACAGGCACAACTTGATCAAACACATAAAATTCATCAAATATTCTTACTGTTTGATCTATATTATAATTGGGTAGATTAACCGAGGACATTAGGTGGGCCTTTTGGAGGAGTTGGGAAAAATGTGCTGTTACTTTTGTTTATCACTGCTCGAGTGGCACCGGGTAATTCTTGTTTGAGTACACCTGTGGCTGCGGTCCTGGCTTCTTCATTGACAATGGCTCGGAAGTTTTTGCCTTTGAACGTCTGATACGATGCTGCGGCTTTTTGTACACCACCCAAAATGCCAGCCATGTCGCCACGCTGCAGATCATTGATAATACCAATACCAGTATCCAACAATCCGCCTTGACCCAGTACCGACGCAGTTGATCCTGGACGAGCAATTGGGCTACGCACTGTGTCATAGCGTGATGGATCTGCAAAATTCTTAACATTGGTATCACTGTCAACTCGCTGCCCGAATGGGTTAGATGCGCCAGATCCAATTGCACCACTGTAGTATTTTACAGTTTCGTACTTGATGGTCATCTTGTGTTCCATGGTTCCGTTGCTTTGTGCATAATCAAATTGATCATGCTGCCATCCGGTGATCATGGGGTTGATCAGAACATAACTCACAAACTTGTGCTGGTTTAATCCATAGATACGAATATCACGAAAGAACGGAGGCTTACCGCTGGTATCGGTACCATTGGCAGCAGCATAACCTGAAGTGTCATTGAAGCTTTCTCCAATATATCCCCAGTCATTGCCGTTGCGATTTTGCGAATAGATATCACGATTGTTATAACTGAAGCCGGCCTGCATGTTCACTGCATTGCCGTTGGTGCCTTGTGTAGATCCACCACCAGAGTAACTTTGACTTGGATCTTTGTAATAGTAACTGAAGTAATTGTACCACATGTTACGAATTAAATCGCTACCGTCGTCATGAAAATTAATCTGTACTGGTTGATAATTTATTTTTGTTTGTACAAGCCGCTTGCGGTTATACTGATTTAATTCTTTGACATCCATCTCATAGCTAGGCAGTTGCACATTCTTAACAACCAATCCCATGTTTGAAACATCAGTGTTGGAAAATGCACCAGTACTTCCGCCCATCTGTGGAATGTTTGTGGTGTTGATTGTGAAACTGACGTGGAAAAGATACTTGAACCTTGGGGATAGTTCGTATCCATTGGTTCTAAAAGTCTTGCTTGCATGTTGGAAATCCCGCAAGGAATCATTACCAGCGAATCCTTGCAGGAAGTCTTGACCAAATGACATTTATAATTACGCTGCTGGAGCGCCTGTTAATGCACCTGTGATTACGTCGCCTGTGATACGACCAATGGTTGCGCCAACACCTGAACCAATTGGAGTTTGCAGTGCGTTATCAAATGACATTGTCATTGTGATTGTAACTGCTTCACTGGTACCGTAGTTCAAGTCATTGTAGTTTACGCCTTTTAAATAGCAACCATACAATTCCCAGGTTTCAAGAACCACCGGAGTAGAATTGCCGTTACCACCATCAAGGACTTCGCAACGTGTTGTAAATTTATAATCAATACCAGCTGCTGCAGAAGCCTGTTCCATGAAGTCCATTTGCTTCTGCAATTGTTCTCCCACACGCTTCTGTACATTACCGCCAGCATCATCGCGCATTTCAACAGCAATGTCGCCCCAGCTGTGCTTGCCAGCAAGTTTCAAAGTGCTGTTGTAGATGGGTACCATGATTTCCTCAAACGACACTTCTGGACGAGCGAAACTAATCACTTGTTTAGTAAGTTCAGTTCTTGGAGTTGAAATACCTAATCCTTCAAATACCACTCTAAAGCGGTACTTGAGTTTTGGCATCAACAGGCCCTGGGTCGACGAGCTTTGATCGCTGGCCAGTGGCACTGTCATTCTTGTTAGTGATGAAACGGCCATGTGTTATCTCCTATATACAGTATTTATGGCACTTGGAACCATGCGATTCTGAGTCATTATGAATCCAATCATTTAAGCTGCTGCCTGCGCCGACGCTACTGAACCAGCTGAGATTTCACCAGTATTCTTGATTCTCAATGGAATATAGATGAATTCAACTGCTTTAACTGGTTCAATTGCAATGTCAACATACAACTCATTTCTGTCAATAGTTGCAGGTGTGTTATTTGACAAATCGCAGACAACCAAGTAATCATAGATACCACGTTTGGCAATCAAATCAATCATCAGGCTTTCAACTGAGTTTGCAATCTCATCACGAGTAATTTGGTCATTTGGCTCAAACAAGAACTGTTTGCCAATTTGTTCAAGTCTGCCGCGCATAAATGCAATCAAACGTGCAACGTTGATACGATTCAATGCTGAACTAATTGATGTAAACGTCTTGTTACCAAAGTTAGTGATACCAACACCAGGAACCACAGTAATTGGATTAATGTTGTCAGTGTACAGCTCATCACGCAGGCCTTGACGCACACCAATTTGTATAAACTCACCGGTTGCGCTGTCAATATAACCAATACGATCAGCATTGTCAACCAATCCACGGCGTGTGCCAGCTGGTGCCAACCATGGGAACGCCACTTCGTCATTGCGAATAAATGTACGCAACATCATGTGTGTGGAAGGCTGAACGATTGCTGATCCGCTCAAGTCTGTGGTCTGGCAACTTGGATAGAATGTTGCCATGTACTGATTACCAATTGACAATCCATCACCAGTTGGCAGTCCTTCGCCATTGTTGTCAGTGCTCCAGGTGAGAATGTTAGTGCCTTCGGGGCTCAATCTCAGTGGTGTATCAACCAATACAAAGCCAGTATTGTTACGTTCGTTGTTGAGTGCCACCATATTTGTTGCTAGTTCAGGATACTGTGGGCAAGCAATCAACTGGAAGTCAATTTGTTCTTCACGAGCCTGTGTGCTTGTGTCAATACCACTCTTCAACGCAGCAACAATCAAGGCTCTCTGCGCCAAACGACCCATGTATGCTGATCCATCATTTCTATTGCCCGATGCTGTGACCCAAGCATTGGTCACTGAAGGCAGTGTTTCATCAGGATAGCTAGTGGCATTAAAGTAATTCACTGCAAAACGCTTGACATTAAAGCCTGAGCGACGTGTGTTAAACAACAAAATACCAGTTGGATACAGTGTTGGATCTGGTGCATCTAAATCTAAATAATTTGAAGTCAACAGACTTGTAATAGTGGGAATTGTGCCAGTGATTGGATCAGTGCTACCGTTAGTAGCCCAACGTGCATCAGCAAACAACACACCGTTTTCAGTGGTTTGGTCGGCATTGTCAACTTTGACCCACTGATCTTGACCGTCTACTATTTCCCAGCGATACAACAATGGGTAATTTTCTAAGTCTGATGTGTCAATCCATAGATCTCCATATACCAGTGGTGACTGTGCTGTGTCATTCTGTGTGGTAGGTGCAGTTGTAGCATACTGCGGACCTTTGGCATTGGTCAAAGTTAGATTGTAACCACGCACATCATTGTTGACATTTTGATAACCTTGCCATCCATTGTTGCCATTGATCATGATGTCAGCTTCGCTGGTAGTTGAATAATACCATAAGCGACCATTGGCTGGATCTTGATCTGGTTCACTAATACTTGCGGTGTAATCCAGTTGCACCCAGTTACTTAAAATGTATCCACCTGCGGCTGCTGCTCTTGCATTTGTAGCTTGATCAAGTCCGGCTGTTACAATAGGAGTACCAGTTTGGTCTTCAACTACTATTACGCCGCCAGCACTGTGAGTCATTACTATTTGACCAGTTGCGTTAAGTGAAGCGCCAACATAAGGAACGTTTGCGCCACTCACAGCAGCGATAAAATCAGCTGGTGTGGTTCCTGGCAATGTCACTGTCACGGCTGTGGTCAATGCAGTGCTGTTTGGTGCGCTGGCTTGTAATGTAAATGTGGTATTGTTGATAAACACTGGATCAATTGTTTCTCCAGTTGAATTCATCGCGCCACTTTCTACTCTTTCCAACAGTTCAAATGTAAAGGTGTTATCACCATAGACATCATACTGAGCATAGGTAGTACCCACTGGAATATTTTTACCACCACCTGTGGGATCAAGTGTTTTGTTAGCAGTTTCGTCGTTGGCATAAAGTGGGCAGCTTTGAGTTACAAATACACCCAGTGTGCCGCTGTATTTTTTAACTACGAGATTAGTGCCTTGGTTTACCGAAGTTATCTTGTTCCAGACTGACCCAGTTGGCTTTGGCTCATCATCGGTTGTGCGCCAGCGTGGTACTTGATAATTTGGGCTCTGCAAGAAACCTGGAGCGTAATATGATCCTTCGGTGATGCCTAATTGTGTCAACGCAGTACCAGTCACATTGAGAATAGTAACAATGCCGCCATTGGCAGTGGAACCATCGCTGGTAGCAGTGCTGTCAGCATAGATTGTCAAACGACCATCTTCGTTGACTGCAGTTACGCCGACGATGTTGGCACTGTTGATGCTAGATACCACCACGCTCACTGTGTTGTTTGGTGATGCAGCCACTGTGATTGGAGTATTGTTAACAGTGAACACACCGTTTGCTGTCAATGTTGTTGGTGCTGCAGTACCTTGTACTGTTGCCCAGCTCAATTTCCAAGCATCGCTACCAACCAATACCCATTCATTTGATGTATTTTTAAAATACACTGGGTTGTTTGCATTCAGTGCATTGATTGCATAGTCACCAATAGTACCCACACTTTGCAGTGGGAGAGTACTTGGGCTTGCCTCAATCTGTGTGGCACTGGTCAATACCAATGGCACTTGGTTGGTAAACGCACCGGTGGTTTCGTTCCACTGGAAAATACCATATAAAGAATCATCAGTGTCAAGCCAGTAAGTACCATCATCTGGTGATCCAGTGGGACGTACTAAAGTGGCAGTGAGTTCGGCTAGATCAATGTCCGCACGTTGAACGTATGCACGATTTGAAATACCCAGGCATGAATAAGCAGCCATCAATCCATATTCGTTTAGCTCGTAGCCATTGATTGGAGTGCCAGCAGTTGTCTTGTAGAAGAAAGGTACACCAAACGTTGCAGCAAGATCGCGCTGACTGGTAATGGTGTAAATTCTATTGGCATTGACAGCAAGTGTACCTGCTGCTACACCGGTGCCAGCACCAGAAATTTTGTTCTGTGCAGTTGCAATAAGAATATAAGGTACAGTGTTCGTTGCTGCGGGAATATAGTTACTCTCGTCAATAACGGTAACTTGTACGCCAGGTGATGTAAGTGCCATTTGGATGGTTCCTTTTAAAGTTATGAATATTTATCGAATTCCTTTAAAACCGCCAATCTACACTGCCCTTGGCAAAGGTTCGCATTAAATAACACTATGAACCGTCCCATTTGCACTGCTTGTAATCAACGGCCCTGTGCTGTGAACTATCATCGTGATGAGGTAGTGCATTACCGCACACGTTGCGATAACTGCATTAGGAAAGATCGTAAGATAAAACCCCACGAGCCTCGCTGGAAAACCGGCGGGTATAAGAAAAAACCCACATGTGATCTATGTGGGTTTAAAAGTAGATATAATTCACAAACTCTAGTGTATCATCTTGACGGTGATCTCAACAATGTTGAGTCTAGAAATTTAAGAACTATCTGTAGAAACTGCGTGGAAGTTGTCAAGCGCCAGGATCGTCCGTGGCGGCAGGGCGATCTTGCACCAGATTTTTGAGTTGATCAAACAACGAATCAATCGTTCCGTTATTGTCAAGCTCTGCGTCAAACTTGTATCCAATCCATGCCCATTCGCTGGGATGAATTTTTAGTTTGGCCATTTTATCACTGGATAGAGCCCAACCTATGTGCCTAGGGCCACGATTTACTGATAGTGCGTAATCATACCAGTCTGGCAGCGGGCCTCGATTAATTCTAAATACTTTGCCGTTGGCTTTTTGAATCGCTTTGATTTCGTTGGGAAAACGCACATCGCTTATCACAATATTATCCTGTGCTTGACGTAACTTATTTTCCAAACTGGCAATCCAGATATCATCATGAAATCCGTTACGACATACGTCAGTGCCCCAGTATTGCAAAATCCAACGAGGAGTGAGATGCGGCATTTTCAAACGTTCTGCCCACCAGGGATCTACTTGTTCGCGCCATTCTCGGCTTTGTTTTGTGCGCCCTTCAAGCAGTGTACGATCCCAGCCAAACACATAGGCCACTGCATCTTTGAGGCTGTTGGCAAAACTATCCCTACGAAAACCATGACAGTTAACCAGGTAATCTGCTGCAGTATCTTTACCGCTGCCGATAAATCCCACCAACCCTATAATCATATCACTTCCTTTATGTTTAACTGTCGCAGAGTTTGTTGCAGAAGATCAATCTGTCTACAACAATCATCTAGCGCATGATGCGATGCTGGGCGAGTGACATCGGTCACTCGGGCGTTTGACAACACAGCTGAATCAGGTTTCAGCATGTAAACGGTTCTTGCATCTCTCACACGATAGTATTGCCAGGGCAAGGGTTTTTTATAACTTTTGTAGGCATGCTCAAGAATGGTCATGTCAAACGTGGGACCGTTTGCCCATATAGCACTGCTCTGCCAAATTAGTTTTCCCAGCTCGTCTAGCACTTGCTCCAAGGGTTTGCGATCGTCTTCGCTAAATGCTTCCTCTCGAGCCATGCTGTTCTGAGTAGCCCACCATTTCAGTGTGCCATCTTCGATCTTTCGATCAATCTGACTGTCAAAATCAACCCTAGCATAGTATGATTGGTTGTAATAACCATCACCCACTGGGTCAAATGACTGTGCCGCTACTGTGAGGATCAGAGCATCCGGAGTGGTGCCCAAAGTTTCAATGTCAATCATTAAATGTGCCATTGAACTATTGTAACAGAGTTCTTGGGGATTGTCTTGTGGGAAGTTAGCCAATTACCCATGTCAATGGCTGTGATCCATCAACATAGTTGGTGAGTTCAAGTATCTTGGCATCCATTTGCGCCTGGGCTTCGGCTTTCATTGCTGTGCCGTTGAGCGTACCACCGCCTTGTGGACCGGCAATCTGTCCAAACTTTTCACGTGCTTCGCCAATAATCATTTTACAGTTGGCCACCATGTAATCTCGAATCCACTGGGAGATTTGAAAGTCTGACAACAAGTGTGTTTCAGGTTTGAGATTGTACGTCCACAGCAGTACCACTTCACCATCGCCTTTGGGCACACGGATTAGTTGAAGCTTTTTAGAAACTGGGTTCCAGGTAAAGTTCATGAATCCACCAAACATTTTTGCAGCAAGCTCAACGTATTGGGTATAAAAATCATATGTTGCCAACCCGCCACTTTGATTAAAGTTCAACAGATATACTTGCATCTGCGCCTGGCTAAAGGGATCAAAGGAAGAACTCATTGGTCCAGTGGCCAACCCAAAAGTTCTACGGAAGATCTGACGAACTTGAACGATCTCTTGGGGCAATGTGTAGATGTTTAAGTTGTTGACCAGTTCCATGAAGGTGTAGCTCTCTTCATAGGCTGCCTGCGCACGTTGGCGGTATACACCAAGAGTTTTCTGGTATGCTGCTTCATAGTGCTCGGCATCTAACTCAAGATCTATTATTTCTGCGGCTAGTTGCAACTGAACATAGCTTATGAGATCTTGCTTTAGATTTGTTAGAACTGGCTCAACTGGGTTTTGACTATTCATCCACTACTCCATTATGGAGTATTTATCGTGCCTTCAACAGTATCAAGTTCTCAGTTCCGCGCCCGTTGAATTTAGTTTCAGTGGCTTTGATGTCTTTGAAGAACTTACGTGCTGCCGGAGCCCCTGCTGCGGCCAGCGTTTTGAGCTGCTCAGCAGGCTTGCGCAGAGTTTTCTGTAGACTATCATTGGTGCTGAACCCAATAATGGTGTTGTTTTTGACTGTAAAATTGCCCACATGCTCGTCGGCCACCAAGTGTATGAGTTTGCGCTTTTTGGTGTCATATAACCAGGCTTCGCTCTTGTCAACTAACTGTGCTGCTGGCAAGGACTTGAGACTGAGTTCAGCAAACTCTGTCTGTAGTTTGAACTTGGCTGCACGTTTTTCTGGTGGCACTGCTTTGGCTTTACGTGGTTTGCGTTCAACTTTCTTGATTTGCACATAACTACCGCAGTCAGCAATCACTAGCTCGGCAAATTTTACAATATTGCGCATCTGCATCTTTGAGAAGTTGCTGTATCCTTCAACCAGTTGTGCATCTTTACCAGCCACAACTTGCTCATATTCGTCAAGTCTGCGTTTCCATACATCTGCGACAATATTCACCATCTGCGGGCTGATGTTCATGCCACGTATCATTGCAATGGGTTTGGTGTCGGCTGTTAATTTTGCTCCTGCTATCACAAAGTCATCAAACATGCTGTCAATTTCTGCAGCACATTCCCTGGCACGCTCGCGCAAGTGATCTTGGATGTTGGGCTTGACCACTGCTGATTCTTCTTTGGCCGCAGGTGCTTTAACCGGACGATGTGCATCCAGCAACAGTCGCACGGCTGTAGTGAGCTGAGACTGCTCGTGTGTGGACAGAGTCAATCCCATAGTGTTCATTCTGGCCAACCATCCAATTGTGGGGCTAATTGCTTGCTCAGGCACACTTTTCCATGCACGGGCTTCGGCTCGTTGATCGCTGCGCTCTAGCCAATCCAACAAGAATGTTTTGGCATCAGTTTTGCTACAGTAATAATTGTACCAACCAAACGCCTGTGTCAGTGCGCTTTTGCGTTCTTCTGTAGGTTGTAGATCCCAGGTGGGCTCGTCTCCGGTGTATTTGGTGTCCGGGCCACGTGGAATAATGCGTTTGGGTGCTTTTTGAGTTGCGATCATGTTAACTCCTTTTTACTGATATAGATAATTATAGCAATTTTATGCTTTTTGGTCAACAACTAAAATTCCCATACAATAAATAGCTAATAGGACCTTATCATGCCAAGACTTAGTTTATACCGCCCAAATCGTACCAAAGATTATCAGTTTTTTGACCGTACTATTTCGGAGATGTACACTGTTGGCGGGTTAGACATGTATATCCACAAATACATGGGACCAGTACCCACTGCACCTGATGATTCATCTGCAGCTAACTCTGATGCTACTCTGCCCAATTACAGTCAAAGTAATCCCTTGTTCATTGAAGATTTACTGCTGTTAGAAAACAGGGATCGAGTGTATGATCCTGATGTTTACATCATGCGCGGAGTGTATCGCGCACAGGACATTGATTTTGATTTGACTCAGTTTGGCTTGTTCCTAAACAACGACACACTGTTTATTACCTTCCACTACAACGACATGATTGATACGTTTGGTAGAAAGCTAATGAATGGCGATGTTTTAGAAATTCCCAATTTAAAAGATTATCATCCGTTGAGTCAGGCCATACCCAAAGCCTTGCCTAAGTTTTATGTGATTCAAGATGCCAGTTTTGCCAGCGAAGGATTCAGTCAAACTTGGTTGCCACACCTTTGGAGAATCAAAGCCACTCCCATGGTCAATGCACAAGAGTATCAATCAATCTTGCAGCAGCCATTTGAACCTGACAACATCTGGGACAACGGAAACTTTTATCCCACAGGCAGTATTGTCAATGCTGACAACAAATATTATGTGGCAATTAAAAATGTTCCCACCGGAACACCAATCACAGATACATTCTATTGGATAGAAAAAACCAACCCCAATACCATTGCCGACAGTGCAAGTACAAGAAACAAAGATCTTGAAATCAATGATGCTATCTTGATACAAGCCGAAGCCGAAGTTCCGTTGTCAGGCTACGACACAGTCAAGTTTTATATTTTACCAACCAACGCCGACGGATCGCCAGCAGATCCCAGCACCTACACTTCTGATGATACCACCCCGGATGCAAGTCGCACAGTTACAAATGAAAACACAACTCCTCGTGCAGATGGTTATACTGCAGGGTATCTAACCGGTGATGGTATTGCACCAAATGGCTTGCCTGTAACTCCCGGAGTCGCTTTCCCATTGCAAGCTCAACTAGGCGAATATTGTTTGCGATTGGATTATTTCCCCAATAGATTGTTCCGTTTTGATGGCGTTCGTTGGATCAAGGTTGAAGAAGTTGTCCGCACACAGCTCACTCCGGGCTCAGACAACAATACTTTACGGTCCACGTTTGTCAACAATACATACACTACATCAACCAATGATCTTGGTAACATACCAAGTCGTCAGAGTCTTAGCCGCGCACTCAAACCGCTGGCAGACAATGGCGATCAAGGTGGCGAAAAACCAAGAAAGCCGTACCCAGATACACAACCTGGACAGAAGTCAAGCTAACTTATGCAACAATTTTTTTACGACGGTCAAATACGCAGATTCTTGTTGCAGTTTACAAGAGTGTTTTCAAACTTCCAAGTTGAGTTTGGACAGAACCAAGCCGGCGTGTCACCACCTGATACATTAGTGCGTGTTCCGGTGCGCTACGGCGATGCAAGTCGCAATGCGCAAACCATTATTCAACAGAACTCTGCAAATATGATGCCTTCAACTCCGTTGATGACATTTTATATTGTGAACTTGGATTATGACCGTGGGCGCATACAAGAGCCAACGTTTGTGGACAAGATCAATGTGCGACAACGTTATTTTGACCGGGACACTGATACCTACGAAGTCACACAGGCCAATGCATTTACTATTGAACGTTTGATGCCTGTGCCGTACAAACTCACATTGAATCTTGATATCTGGACATCCAACACCAATCAAAAAATGCAGTTGCTTGAGCAGATTCTAACACTGTTCAACCCTAGCTTGGAAATACAGAGTACAGACAACTACATTGACTGGACCAGTCTAAGTGTAGTTGAACTTGAATCAGTGACTTGGAGCAGTCGTACTATTCCAAGTGGCACAGATGATCAAATTGATGTATGCACATTGCGCTTTGGATTGCCAATTTGGATCAGTGCCCCGGCCAAGATCAAGAAGCTGGGTGTGGTAGAACGTATCATTGCCAGCATTTACGACTCACAAGGCGACGCCAGCAATGCTATCATTGACAGCGACCTGCTGCTCGGCACACGAATCAAAGTCACCCCATACAATTATCAGGTGCTGCTGTTAAATGGACAATTGCAAATTTTGCAGCCGCAAGATGTTATTAGCGAACCTATAACAAGTCTTACTCCACCAGATTCGCCAGTACCAGATCAATTGGTGTGGCCAAGTGTGATTGACTTGTATGGAGCACTGCGCCCGGGTATCAGTTATGTCACATTAGACAATCCCTGGGAACCAGACACACAAATTGTTGGTACAGTGGCACTGAATCCTGCAGATGATCGCTTTTTATTGTTCAATATTGATACTGCAACGGCGCCACAGAATACCTTGGCACCAATTGATGCAGTTATTAACCCATTGTTGAGTGCGCCTGGTGATGGATTAGATTCAAGTTTAACTGGGCAGCGATACTTGTTGACTGAACCCACCGGCAGCATAGAAAATACTGGACCATACTCTAGTAATCCAAAAGCCTGGGCCGGCCTCAATGGACAACCATTGATTGCTCGTGCCAATGACATCGTTGAGTATGATGGACAACGCTGGCGTGTGGCTTTTGATTCTCAAACTATGCCTGACACACAGTATGTTACAAACATTACTACCGGAATTCAATACAAATGGTTGGGCATACCAGTGGCAGATGTCAACGCCGTTGGCGAATGGGTCAAAAGTTACGATGGGTTATATCCTGGAGGATCGTGGAATCTTATATTGTAAACGCAGTTGGTATTTGGTTTTTTAGTCGCTCCACTCGTAAATATCTTTACCTTCTTAGAAATGACACACGGCATCCAGATTCTTGGGGCTTGCCCGGTGGCAAATGTGATCGCAATGAGAGCTTGTTAGATGGTATCCTAAGGGAGTGTCAGGAAGAACTTGGAATAAGTTTTGCGTCTAGTAAATTTTTACCTATAGAAAAATTCACCAGTGCCGAAGGAACATTTGTTTACAACACATTCTTTTGCGCAGTAGATCAAGAATTCTTGCCTACGTTAAATGACGAACATCAAGGATATGCCTGGATTGATTCTGGAGTGTGGCCAAGACCCATGCACCCGGGCCTTTGGAATACAGTTAACTTAGATACAGTACAACAAAAAATTCAATTGATTGAGCAGGGATTATAGTCGTCCAACGACAATATTGATTACGCCTGACACGCCGCTGAAGTCTTCAAGTGATTTACCAATCACCATTCCAATTGCCGGAGTAGTGCATGCTGTGGCAACACCATTGCCAGCTGACACCATCATGTCACCTTTACTGATGTTACCTGTGACTCGGGTTGGTACCTTGCCTGTCAGTGCGATTGGCAGAACAAATTCGCCTTGTTGCCCGGTATTCATTAGATAACTAGGCGCGGTACTTACGACTCCGGCTATTCTAATATCACGTGGAATTTCAGTGATAGTAATTTCATTTGCACCACCAAAACTCACCACAGTACCTGGTTCATAATTGGCATCCGAAACATACATCTCTGCCAAGTCAGCGTATTGTGCTGAAGTAGCCTTAGCAAACACTGTGTTAAAGTATCCAGTTGCACTGCCAATGTTACCTACACCATTGCCAGCTGCATTGGTAATAGCTTGAGCTGCATTACTTGAGTTGACACTTACTATACCAGTTGAAAGTAAATTGCCCCCGGTTATGTTAGCAGTTGTTGTAATAACACCTGAGCCAGTAATTGTTGGCGATGTTAGAGTTTTGTTTGTTAGGGTTTGCGTAGCAGTTAACCCAACTGTTGCTGTGCCTCCAGCAGTACTGCCGTCGTGAACTCTTAACGTGTTGTCTGTAGTATTGACTGTAACTTCGCCCACAGCACCAGTAAACGAGTTGTTTTGAGCTGAAGTTCCGCGTCTTAATTGTACTTGAATAGCCATAGCTTATTGTCCTTGCAGTATTTAGCCCAACATTATTCAGGCTTGGGGTAACGATCTTTTACTTCTTGTATCATTGCATGCCACCCATCGTAGCCTTGATGATACAGTGCGTCAAGTTGATCAACTATGCTTGGGTAGGCAGCTTTGCGATTCCTGGCATATTGTTGATCGTCATATATTTGTCGCAATCTTGTCATTTCGTCCTGACATTCTTGTTGGGAAGGTGGAGCAGAATTAAGATCAAGCCATTCTAATCCAGCGTAATCATCGCCACTCAGCTTCCATGCTGATCCTGGACGCAAACTAACTAGTGCTGCAGATAAGTCATACATTTTTATAAATCTCCCAATCGCCAAACAAACATGTTCACTGCTCGCCCAGTGCCGGTCCCTACTGTGTTATTAGTTAAACTACCGTAATTCCCCCAGCTGGGGTTACTGCTACTAAAACTTGTGGTAACAGTTTTTGTACCTTCAGACCATTGTTGTACACGATAGTTTGCACTGGTATCATCAACTGGGTACGTAATTAACCAGGTATCAAGTCTTGAATCGCCGCTGCCCGTTCTTGCCGACAATCCCACTGCAGTTGAAGTACCATTTTTAGTTACTGCCATGACCGACCATATGTCACCGCCACTGTTTTGGCGATATTGGACTTGTACTGCATAATAGCCCGTATAACTATGTGACCAAAAATTGCTGCCAGCAGATGCGGATATAAATTTTTGATATTGTACTGCATTAAACGGTATGGTAACACCATAGGATGAGCTGTCACCAACGTTAAATGTACCTGAACCTCCATTCAATGCATAATACATTGATGCGGTGGCAGACTTACTTGCTCCGGCTAAAGTTGATGTACTGATCTGAAATGTGTTGGCAGTATCTGTGAGTATATCTACTCTTAATGTACTTGGCATTATGCTGCTACCTCCATGAGTGTGAGAACACTAGACGTCCTTGCACCATTGAGTGCATCGCTGTCACTCTGTGTTCTATTTACATAAACTGTGTATGATGCATTTTCAGTGCCAACATAGACATTGTATGTCAATACATTGGTAGTCAGCGGGTTGTCAAGAAACTGCATAAAAATCATTCCTGAAACATTTGAATCTGGGTAATAATATCTACCTCCCATGCCTGGTCTGCTACCTGCGCTGGTGCCAACGCCTATTGGTGTGGTTCCTCGGGCAAGATATGCATATGACTGCGAAGCATTTGCCTGTCCCATGATATTTAAACTGCACATAACTAGAATTTTATTTGTTGCCGAAGTTGGAGTAATTGCTGCAGATAGTCCTGATACTGCTGCCCCGCCACCCAATGTTGTGATAATTGAGGTAGTGGTAAATGTTGACTGCAGAATCGTTGACTGAATTTGGATGATACTCCCAGAAGAACGAAGTATTACGCCTCCAGCTAAATTCTGTATTTGATTGGTTAAAAGGATGCTCATTGTGCTATTTCCATAATTGTCCCAAAGCTCACACCCATCTCTTTGTTGTCAGATGGGGTAAGGCCGAATGTCTTATTTAAGTAAAATGGTCTAAAGTCGTTGCCATCTGCGGTACGCACAGCAGGAGCATACCTTCTAAGATCAGTTGATCCTGCAGGAATTGCATAACAAATATAAACCATTTGCGGGGTACTGTCCTCGTCACCGTCGTACTGCACCGGGCAGAATCCAGACCAACGCTGATTGCCTTGTATGTTATTGTATCCTTCATACCCACTAGTAGTAATCAAATTGTCATTCTGGTGTATTACTATTACGTTGTCATGCTGCATTTCAAAATACATAAACCATTCCATGATCAGTAGACTGTTGCTGTACTTTGGGGCAATTGGGATATTTAATGCACCAATAGTTGTGCCATTGCCGCTGTTACGGGCATAATATGCGTTGAACCCGTCGCATCTAACATTTTGAATCTGTACCATTCTACCAGCGTAATTGAACACCGTGCGATTGACCATGGCAATTGAGTTGCCACTTCCAGTACCTTTTAGTTGTTGAACTTGTAAAGTACTCATCCACCTATCTCCATGATAATACCATTGCTGATTCCGTTTTCATGACTTTCTTGTCCCTGTGATCCAGCTGTTCTATTCATAAAAAATGTATATGAACCACCATTTGAACTAGACCTCACTGCTGGAGCATAGGTTCTACTTGAGGTGTTACCAGCTGGAATTTGATATCTAATATAAGCCGTTGCCGGGGTTGAGCTTGTATCAGCGTCGTACCAAGAGGTTGTGTAACCACTTTGCAATGTGGTATTTCCGGCCATGTTGTTAAAGCCTTCGTAGTTTGAATCAGTAATCAATGCTCCGTTTCTATGTACTAAAAAATTCACGTTTTCGTTGGATTCTCCGGAAATCATCCAGGTTATCAACAACATACTATTGGCATTCTTGGGAGTGATGGTGAGATTTAAATCAGTAATTGTTGTACCGCCGCCACTGTTAGGAGCATTGTAGGTTGTGCGGTTATCTGATCTTACCGTGGCAATTTGTACACAACTTCCTGGCAAGTAGATATTAGATCCTGAAGCCACTGTGATAGCAGTGTTGGCGTTGGCGTGACGCATTGCTCCTACGATAATCTTACTCATTGTGCTATCTCCATGATATACCCTGTGCTCACTGCCACTTCATGGCTATCTTGCCCAGAGTTGCCAGCAGTGCGATTGAGATACAGTATTTTGCTGTCACCGTTATTGGCACTTCGAACTGCTGGATACAATGTAGTGATATTGGTAGAGCCGGCTGGTACCCAATACTGCAAGAACCAATTGTTCTCAGTTGAATTTACATCATTACGGTCATACTTTCCAGTAATAATACCTGCCCAAGGCACAGCACCGGCTTGTTTATTAAATCCTTCGTACCCGTCAGTTGTTACTAATGCACCATCTCGGTTGATGGTAAACACAGTATCTTGCTGCATTTCTCCATTGATCATCCATCGTACTAGCAATAAACTAGTTGCACTTTTTGGTCTAATGGTTAACCCTAGCTCTCCAATAGGTGTTCCACCCGTTGCACCGCCACTATTATAACCTGGTGCGTTATAAAGAAATTGTCTGTCTGTTCTAACAAACACAGTTTGTAAAATAGTGCCCGGAACAGCAACTACACTACCATTGGTACAAGCAATGGCTTGTTCGGTTGTGGGGCCAGTGATTGGATATCTAATGATTACGATTCCTGACCCCCCGTCACCGCCTTTGTTGTTTGAATTATAGTGACTACCGCCACCGCCACCGCCACCTGTGTTTGGCCCCCCATTACCACCAGGTCTGTTGGCTTGTGAATTGGTGCTGCCTCCACCACCGGGGGATCCATTGTTATATCCTCGACCGCCATACGTAGTTTCTATCGCGCCACCGCCACCACCACCTAGGCCTCCCGAGCCGCCCCAGATTGAATGGCCAGATCCACCTCCACCGCCACCCCAATAGTATCCAACCCCCAATATGTCACACCAAAGACCAGATCCACCAGACGACTGTAACGTAGATGGCGTTCCAGGAGTTCCTGCTCCACCTCCACCACCAGAATAATATTGTCCACCACCGCGGCCTCCGGGGTAATTACCGGTTCCGCCATCTCGTTGCTGCCACTGCGGGATTCAATTATAACAGTCCAAATATTACAACCACCGGCAATGTCTCTAATACATACAATGCAATAAGTGGCGGCCCAATAACAGTTAAT